TCCGTAAACATTGTCTCCTGTTTGATTACTAAACGTTGCAAACGGTGTTGTACCTTGATAAACAACTATTGTATAAGGATCCGAGCTACTAGTGTTTACTATAAGATCTTGTTTAATCGTAGGCAAATCTGTTCCGTAAATTTTTAATGTACGATTATTTTCCATTCCGGTTTTATTACTTGGGCCTGGTATACCGAACCCGGTCACTGGAGATGGAAACTCTGTAATTTGTGAAGCTGGTTCTACACTACCTTTTTTTCGTTGTAACCATAAATACAAATTGTAAAACTCTGCATTTGACGTACTAAAAAAATCGTCACTAAAATTTATATTAGAATATTGATCTTGTATAGCATCAATAATTTCGTGTACCCGTATAGCATATTTAAGATCTGAATATAAAACTCCCCAATCGTGACCTCCGCCATTTTGCCAATATAAATTTCCCGTTCCGTTTGTCCCGGTTTGTGAATTGTAAAATAATCTGCTAGGTCTTAAATCATTATCGTCATTACTAGCACCCGAAGTTATTAACGGACATAATATTGCCCCGCTATGAGCAGACGTTTGTAAACGAGCTTTTATAGTATTAACGTCATAGTTTAAACTATATGTTCCAAGTTTAGATAATTGACCTAATTTATCATCTCCGAGTGTATTTTTTAAATCAACCGTCTCGCCGTAAAAAACAATCTTATAAGCATAAGGTTTATTAAATTTTAGTTCAACGCCTGTAAGCGCTACAAATCCCTTTTTAAACGGTATGCTATTAATCTCTATAACACTTGCAACTTTATTCCTAGCGTCAAACGCACTATTTGTATTATCGTTTGAGTCTACAATATTCCAATTATAATAATGTTGAAATAATTTATTATTGGTTTTTGAAGCCGGGATCGTAAAAGCTTTTGTAAACTCTGTAAAGATTTTAGCCGGATCTTTAATGTCTTGAATAGATGCATTAATAGAAACGATTTCGTCTTTAAATAAATCAACTCTTGTATTGTTAATATATAATTGTAGTTTACGCATTATCTATTGTTGTTTATATAATCAAACGACATATCAAAGTTAAATGTGAATTGTATAAGTTTATCGTTTAATTGATTTTTATAAGTAAACCCACTGTCTTTTATGTTTACCGGAAAATTCATAAAGTCTCCGGTATATGGCGCTCTCATTCGTACCCATATTTTTTCTGATAATAACATTTCAGTAAAAACTTTATTATAATACTCGGGTACATAAAAACTGTTTAAAGTAATTGATTGTTGTCCGCTTATATCAAAATCTCTTTTAGTATGCTTCCACGTATCGTAGTCTCCGGTTGAGTCAATAGTGCTAGTATTATATTGATCCCGTTTACTTTGTATTTGTTCAACCATTTTTAACGTAAAAAATTCGTTTTGTATAGCTCCGTATTTGTTTATAAAATAAACTCGTAAACCTGTAACGTCAACGTAACTCCAATAACTTGATAGTTCATCTGTGTATTTTGTACACGGTACTCGGACTATATTTATAGTTGTTCCTTCGACACTTACACTTGTTCCATTTATTGATGAGTTTGTATAGACTACTTTACCCGCGTCGTTTGTTGTATCAATACTAGGAATTCTTACCGCACTATCTGGCGGAGCGTAAACTGTATAAGTTTTTGTACCGCTTGAACTAGATCCGCTCCAATCAAAATTAGAAATTGCCGGAAAAGCGGTTGCGCTATTTACCGGATCTTCACCTTGCATAAAAGTACCGTATCCGTCATAACCATAATGAGTTTGTGATGTTGTTGATCCTAATTGAGTAGCACCGGCTGCGCTAGGATTTACATTATCCCAAAACGAAAGTTCAAGTAAAATAGTAAATGCGTCAATAGTAGATTGAGATGAAGATGATCCTAACTCAATATCTAAATAGTCTCTACATAATTCACTGTATTCAAAAGCGACATTTACGTTTTGCGTAGCATCTTTCACTAAAGTATATCTTAAAGTTGAATTGATAGTTATTTTTAATCTTGCAGATTTTACACTAGCATTAGAACTTGAACCACTAATATATTGCGGACTTCTTAATAATTTATTACTCATTGTTTTTAAATACTGTTTCTTGAATATCTTCTGCAAAAGCAAAATTTAATTCTTTTGTTAATTTATTTTTCATTTTTTCAAACGGCTTTGTAAAAAAGTTTGTTGTTTTAATACCGCTTAAATAAATGCTTCGGCTTATTAAAAACGTCAATGACTTTCTAGGAATAAATTGACCCTTTTTATTACGTGCGCTCATTATCGGTTTACTTACAACCCATTTGTCTATTGCTCCGCGTAGGCCACCTTTTTGACCGGTACCGGATCCGAACCGAAACGGACTTGTTGGAGCTTTATTAATTCCAAACCATTTTGAGTTTCTAGGCAATTCGTTTGGGTTTGCTCCTTGCACACCCTTATCTACAAAAGAACCATAATCTGTTCCTAAAAATATTATTGTGAATCCGTCATCTTCTACTTCATAACGTAAACTGTTGGATAATTCCCCAACTTTATTTTCTTTTTGTAAATTTTGTTTAGACTCTGAAATTACGTTAATTGACGAAGCTTCGAGTCTTGCTTTCATTTCGTCTAACATATATAAATATCGTTTTTAACTATTATACTTACATTAAGACTCCACCCTGCTAACTCGTTTTCAAACCTATCGTAAAACGGATTAAAAGAAACGTCAGTTGTAACTTGGTACATATCCTCATATAAATTCCCGGATCTCATTCTTTCAACCAATCTATTGCCAACCGCTAGTTGTGTATTAAGAATATCCATTTCATTAGTCATTCCTGTAAATTGATTAACCGGATCCGCTTTACTTATGTCTACAATATCGATTAAGTAAATCTCAAAGTTATAAGTCATAGTTTGACCGCTTTGTATTACGTTATTCATTATGATATGAGACAACGGAAAAATAGTTTGTTTAGATAAATCAACTTTGGTAATATCGCCAAACGTTACTGTATTGACGTCGGGATCCGCTAACAATTGTTTTTCAAGCTCCGTCATTATTAAATAATAACTTCTGACTCCTCTTTTATCGCTCATCTTTTTTTGTTTTGTATTTTAATATTTTGCATCTCTGTTTTGTCTTTTATATAACTTAATGCGGTTAAACAATAATGAACGTTCATATTAGTAACATTGTCTAATTGTGTAACGTCTTCTTTGGCTAGTCTCCAAATGGAGTGATACCAACCGTATTTAACATTGAAGTTCGCTTCTTGAGATAAGTCCGTTTTTGTTCCGGAGTCAAAGAGCGAATCATAATTTTTACTAAGTCGTTTTCTAAAGTCCAAAAAAAAAGCATCGAACTCATTACTACATTCAAAGGCATCTTCTTCATTAACTCCCAATATGTATCGCCTTTATATTTTTCTATTTGATATTTGTTATTAAAGCTTTCTTTTACCGGGCGATATAAAACCGCCATTGCTTTATGCATACTATCCCAATCAACTATGTATTTATCTAAGTCTACATATTCACCAAACGTCATATCGTCAAGTTGTGGAATAAATCCAAACTCTGTATCATTGTATCGCCATCTATTAATTAACGCAGGTTGTTCTTTAAGAGCGTTGTTAATCCCGTCACAGACCTTATAAACGTCGCTCATACGTAGTTTGTAAGAATCTGATACCGGTACCCCACAAAAGATTTCTAGCATCTTTAAGGCGATTATGTCTTCTTTTTGATTTTCGTCCGAGCAATCTTTCATAAACTTTTGATATTGCTCCAACGTAATATCTTGCATTCGTTGTGGTATTTTTACTTTTAATTCCATATTGTAATTGTATAACGTTAAAATAATTTTTTTTAAAAAAAAAGAGGCAGTTAAATAACCACCTCTAATTTACAACAATCTAAACTAAAACAAAACCTAGTCCAATAAAACCATATAAGCTTTTGGACTATACTTTCTAAACCAATCGCATCCTTTACGCACGTCGTCCCAAAATCCTAGCATTTCTGCTCCTTTAGTTAAATCGTACATAGACAATTCAATGTTGTTTAAATAAATACTTTCATTTGTGTAAGGATTTTTTACGTCCATACCGTTTTCATAAATCATACCGTTGAACCATTTAGGTACCGGTTGTTTCTCAGCTACTGCCATAATATAATTATAATTAAAATTAGTAATCCAATAAGAGCTAACGCATAAAGCTTAAACGATTCTAAGTATTTCGAATCACTACGGCCTTGCCTAGATCTATATTGACGTAAAACTCTTTTACGATTTTTCATTCTAAATTCTTTTTCAGTCATCGCGTTCTTTTATGTGTATATCGATACCGGCTCCGTTTAAATTAGCATCTTCAAATTTATAATTAAAACATCCTTGACCTTTAACATATCGGTAAATATCAACGCGACCATTCCATAAAATCATTTGAAGCAAATGTACTTTTTGATGGTTATTAAGATTATTATAAATATCTAATGTTTCTTTGGATCTATATTTTTTTCCCATTACGATAAACTTTTTTCAATTCTAGTTTTTTCACTAGGGTAAATATCGATTTCAGTTTTCAAAAAAGCTAACCGAATATTCTCGATACTTTTTTCAATAACTTTAACACGTTCGATTTGTCTAGGACTAAGATCAGTTAACTCTTTAAGGTACCACGCTTCGTGTGTAATACTAGCAATAGCATCCGCGTAAACGTTTATTAATTCCGATTTTTTTTCTCTTATAGTATTCGATACTATTAATTTATCTAAATTTTTTCTCATAACTTGAAGTTACGAAATTTTAAGCGAAAATCCTAATTAATAGCTATGATATTCCATATCACCGCAAGTGTAACAATACCAAACATAACCGTTTTGTCTACTGCCTTGTTTGTATTTGATTCCTTTATTACAATGCTCACAAACTTTTGCCTCCGTCTTATATTCTCGATTATCTAATTGCATACTTCCCATAATTTGGTCTAGCTAGTTTATTATAAATGCCGTAACGGATCGAATCAATACTGTGATTAAAAGCATCAACCGGTTTGTTAAGTATAACTCCGTTTTTATCTTCTTGCCATTTATAGTTTCTAAATTCTTTTATTGTATTCAATGAGTCTTTTGTAATATTTATAGTAAATCGTTTTAACATATCAATTCCAATATTTATCGAATCCCGGCCTTTTGTACTCGGTTTTATATTCCAACCGAATCGGTAAAGCTCGTCAATAGTTTTTGGCTCGGCTGAGTCGGCAAAGATCTCATCGCGTTTACCAACCTTTAATCTAAGTAATTCATTATGTATGTCTCGATTCGTCATACCGGTTCTATAAATATGCTCTTTAATATACAAATTTTTATCGTATTTATAAATAGCAATTAATGTTGTTGGATCATTAGTGTAACCAAAATCCATACCGTATGAAATAAACTTAGCATTTTCCGGTATTGAATCAATTAACATAGGTTTAAATATTATTGCTAATGAACTACCAATTTGACCTAACCCATAAACTCTCCAATAGTTTTCGTCAGTTGATCTTAATAGTTCAATTTCTTTTACAATGTTCGGATCTAAAAAACCATTGTCTTTATACGTCGTAATATGAAAATCAGCGTCTGTCCGGGTTTTAACTTTTTCGTAAATCCAATGAAATTCGTCTGACGGATTATAGTCACGTATGATACGGCCA